GAGCGTTTTCTTAAACTTATCAAGATCAAATGTACCTTTGATAGCTTGAGAAACACTTGTGTTTATACTCTTTTTTTCCTTAGCCATTTTTAGTTATTAGTAAAAAGATCATCAAATTCACTCTCATCAAAACCTTGTTTAGGTTTAGATGGTAATGCGTAATTAGATTTTGGTTCATCAGTAAATGGTGATTCAGTTGTATCTGTAACTGTTTCTTCAGTTGTTTCTTCAGATGGTTCTAACCATTCCATTAAGATGTTTTTCATCTCATCAAATTCATACTTTTTGTAAAGACCAATGGCGTCTGGTTGTTCAGATAACCATAATTTGATTTGTTCATTATCTTCAGATAATGCAGATGTTTTAGGTTTAATACGAACAGATGATTTGTTAAACTTAGTACCTGTTACTTCAGGACCAACAGTATCAATTGTTAAATCTCTACCATCCATAACATCAGTGTAATCACCGATATCTTCATCCTCAGCAATACCTAATAATTCTAGATACATTTCTCTACCAAATTGCCATAAACGAGTACCTTTGTCTTCTTCACCTCTAACAATTACAGGAGCAAAAATTCTCATTTTTGGTTCAATTTTTTTAGCTAATGACCAATTTTCTTTATCACTTGTTTTACGTAGTTGTGATGCAAATTCTACGATTGGATCTTTCTCACCAAAGTTACTTAATGATAACATTGTTTTGTTTCCAATACCATAGTGAAACATTACTTCTCTAAAAGGATTAGCTTTGTTAAACTTAGATGGAACAATACGAATTACTGATTTTCCTACTGGTGGAACCCAAGATGTTTTAGTGCGGTCTTCTTTTGTGCCGCCTCCTTTTTTGTTTTGCAGAGATGATAACCTGCTTTTGATTGCGTTTAAATCCATATTTATATAACTGTTTAATTAATGTACTAGGTAAATATAACATCAAATATGCTCATGGCCAAACTTAAGTTAACAAAAGCTCCCATTTCTGGAAGCTTATTTTTATTATATTTGATTTTTATATTAAAGAAGTGTATGCTGGATTTTTAATTAAATTCATCTAAATCAATATTGAATTTATCATATAAATCTTCAAATATTTCATCTCGAAGAGCTGTATCAAGACTATTATATTTTTTAAATCCAGCTTTTTCTCCATTATTAATAAAAGTATTGCCTACTTCAATTACAGATTTACTATCTTCTTCATCAACAGATTGTAATTGTTTTCCTAATTTTATAATAGCATTACCAAGTTTTTTAATATCATTACTAACTTCATTCATTAAAGTTTCTGTAATAATACCCACTAATTTTTGAGCTAAATCTTCAACAGCATCTGGATCAAATCCAAAATCTTCTACATCTTCAATAAATTCAGCTTCATCATTAGTTAATACTCTTGCTAAAATATTAGCAGCATCCATTTCTAAATTAACACTATCAATATTTTTTATTCTATCTAAAAATTCTTTTTTCTGAGCAGGAGTAATTGATAAAGATTTTTGATTAGATGATGTAGGTTGGATTTTATCTAACTGAGTATCAGTTACATTGCCTTCATCATCGTGTTTAGTTGAGAATTTTTGTAATTGATCATCTGAAGTACTTGTTATTTCAATACCGTATGCATTACTAGTAGTTGAAATATACCAATTATCTAAATTAGATGAATTTAATTCTTTTTTTAAAGCTTCTAAATGTGCTGCTTTAGCTACATCCATAACATTAGCTACTTCTTGATATTCACTTTCAGTGATTATACCAGCAATACGTTGCATTCTGGCAATTTCGTTGATTAGTTTTTTCATGTATATAAATATAATAAATTTAACTTAGGTTAACAATCTTATATATAGATGTCTCTAATTTTCTTAGATCAGGACCATTTGTTAATAAAATAGTATTCTTATAATCATTCCAATTAACCATAAATTTAGGATCAACAACTCCACCATTTAATGTTTTAATTAAAGTATTTAAAGCATTAATAGTATAAAGTGTATTACTTTCCTTTTTACGATGTAATAAAATAGTGTTAGATAATACAGTAGTAGAACTTAAATTACCTGGATCAATATTATAAGTACATATTAATTCATCGCTATCCTTAGATTCTAAAATAAAAATCTTATTAAATAAGATAGTATAGCGACCTTTAATAGTCTCTAATGTAGTCTCTATGTCTTCCTTCTTTGAGAAGGTTGCAAATAACTTGTTACTCAATTCTTGTATGGTTATATTATATTCCATAAATATGTTATTTTTTAATCAGAGCACCATAGTTTTCACCAACATTTATATGTGTCGGAAATCCCCCTGCTTCTAACTCTTGTTTGATTTTAGGTAGTAATTCTTTTATTTCTGATTTATCAATATCTAATAATATTGAATCGTAAGTATATAATACTATTTTGGTTTTTTTATTATTTAATAATTTTAATACACGTTCTAATGTAATCACATTATAGTATGTCTCATATGACTGGATTATATAACTTAATAATTTGTTTTTAGTTGGTTGGTCTATTTGTGATTTATCTAGAGTTATTGTCGCTAATTTTAGTTTTCCATCACTATTAAAATTAAACCACATTTCATCTAAGTACTCATTTAGTTTTTTAAAGAATGGAATTTCTTTATATTCTTCTCTAATACCTCCATATATGTTTTGAAACATAACTTCTTTAGGTACTTCATCATATGGTTCACCAGTAAATTTATAATCTATTATACTAGATATGATTCGAGGATGATAAGCACTATAATCAAATTCAACTAAAACATAATTATTAGGTTCAAATGATTCACGTGCATGGCCCTTAGGAAGTGCAGCGAAATTAACCCCATTAAAGGCGTTTGACGGGCGGGTAGTTAAATTGTATAAATTGTATTGACCAAAAACTGTATTTCCGTATATCGAATTATCTTTCCAATTTACTTCAAAGTATTTATGGAATTTTTTAGGCTCAATACCTATACCATTTTTTTCAATTTGATAAAATACATTTGTACTTCTGGTGTTTAAAAATTCATTAATTTCACCATCCATAAATTGTTTTACCTCATTATATATATTTTCCCATTTTTCATAGTGTTTTGGGATAGGTATTAAATCATTCACTTCTGGAAGGTAATATTTTTGGTGATTGAAATCTATATGAACTTTAGTGTCATAAACAGTTTCATCATAGTATTTAATAAAATTTAAATCATATAAATTATCTGGTTTTAAATAATACAAATGGTATTTTTTATCTAGTACAAATACTTTATCTTGTTGTTCAATATAGTATTTAATATCTTCCCATTTTAAACTAAATGCTTCGCTATGGTTAATAGGCAATATGTATCCTTTATCTCCATTATTATAATAAACTAAACATGGTTTTGTTAAAGAAGGATGACGATTGTCATTTAATGTGATAACATTAATGAAACAAGACTCTGTCTTATGACTAAATAAATGGTCTAATTGTTCTTTTGTCTCAACTATATAATACATAACCTCAATTGTGAACCAAATATATAATAAAATATTTGATTAGCCAAACTTATTTAGCTACAAATTGAAGTGGATCATTTAGTGAAATTATATTTACAAAACATTGTTTTGATTTATTATGATCTAAATAAGTTGCTCTTTCATCTTGACAATGTAATACATAATTTTAATTTACCCTATTAATATACAAACCCAAGACTGTAATTCCAAGTTTAATAACCACCTCCTCCACTATAACCATCTCCTCCACCTCCACTATAACCACCTCCTCCACTATAACCATCTCCTCCACCTCCACTATAACTACTGCCCATATTCATTGGGGATGGATTGTAGCTACTTGTGGGTTGTTGTTTTTTATCTGGTTGATTGATTGATTGTGAGGAAATTATTTCATTTATTGGAAATAAATTCTCATGAGATTTTTTAGTGTGAGTTTTACCTACCATAGGTCCTTTACTATTATGAATATGGTAATCTCCTATATAGTTTTGTCCATTAGCAGTTTTAAATTCTCCACCTGATGTATATAAATTAGATGCTTCTGCATGTTTATAAAATTGAAGTGGATCTGTTAATATATCTGATATATTTGGAATAGTTTTTGAAGTGTTTTGTATTGAACGTAAATTTGTATCTACAATACCTGATTCTACTCGTATATTATTTTTCATAACATCATATTTAGATCCTGTTAGTTTCCATAATAATGATACTGTATTATATGCTCTAAGAGTAGAAGCATCTCCTAATAATGAATCATATTTTTCTTTACTTAATTCAATTATATAAGGTTGTTTAGATATTTTTAATTGTGCTATATAACGAGTATAATATCCTTTAGTATAATCATCTTCTGTTGGTTTAACAAATTCATTTTTATAAAGAGTTGAATTTAGATTAAATTTATAATTTTTAGTAAAACCATAAGATACTGAATTGTTTTTTGATATATAATCTAATGTTATATCTCCACTAAATATTGTATCTTTTAATTCTAAAGATTCATTAGTGTGTTCTTTACCTGACCAATATTTTCCTTTACTATCTTTATGCCAATATCCTTTGTAAATTTGGTTATTGGATATAATAACAAAACGATTATTTTGATCGTATCCAGTTTCTACTATTTTTGATAAAGGAATATACATTATTTAGGATTAATTAAATTTATATAATTAAATTTAGGTGGTATATCAAACATACCTACTCCAAATTGATCTTTATATTGTCTAATATAATTAAGATATATTAAATGTAAAGATTTAAGACCATTTTTAGTTATTCTAATACCTCTTTGAGTTGTAAGCTCATATGACTTATTAGTAAAAACATAAGAATCACTATCTGTATTAATTAAATCAATTGGAGTTTTTTCACCAACTGCTAACTTTTTTAAATCTTCAATGTTCATTCCAATATCAGAAAATATTATATCAGCTGATTTGTTTTGGCTATATAGAATTTTACCAATAAATGTAGAATTTAAAGCACCTACACGTATCTTTTTCTTTTGTTCTTGAGATGCTGTATTATATGAGGTAGAATTTAAATTATTAATATATGATAAATTATCATTTTTTAAAGTTGGAGCAAACAATATTAATTTTTCTTTAAGAGTACCTGATTTTGTAAAAATATCTGGGCTTATAAATTCTTCATATGTTTTTGGAAAATCTTTTAAAGATAAAGTAGAAGCTTGTTTATACCAATTTTTTAAGAATTGTTCTATTTTGTTAAAATTAATTTGGAAGGATGTTAGTTTTTTAACTAAAAAGAAATTATCTGCTAAAGTAGAAGGATTATTTAAATCATACATATATAATAATTCATCTCCATCTTTATTTTCATTACTTAATATAGTTAACTGAACCATATAATCAGCTAAAGCACACATAAAAAAACCATTTTTAGTAGCAGCTTTTCTAGTTTCTTGAATTACTTCTTTTAATATACTTTTATCAACACCGTATTTTCCAACACCTTCTTTTCCAACAATTCCATCATTTTCCAACAAACATACTTGAGTTTTTATTGTTGTTGTCCAATCATTATTTTGTAATGAATTACTTATACCTGTTATAATAAATCCTAAATTTTTATTTTGATAATCTTTTGGTAGGATTGATTTGTCAATTACAAATATTTGACCTATTACTAAACCACTAATACCATCAAGTGTCATTTCTAATTCAAAAGGAATTAATGCTTTGAAATTAACATCATTTCCATTTATTTGATAATGAAATGTTTTTAATAAACTACCAGCGTTAATAACATCATTACTTTGAGGTAATCTAGTTACTTTAAATTGTTCACTACCTTCAGGTAATCCTAACACATTTCTATTAATATAACTAGTTAATTGTTCAACATTTTTATAAACTGTATATCTATAATATTCATCTGGGGTTAAAGTTTTACCATTTACTTCATAAGGTCCTACAGTATTATCAAAAGTGGTTGTTAATATTCTATCTGTTAATCCTTGATTAAAATAATTTTGAGTAGATGTATAAATATCTCCAAGATTAGCAACACCACCAGATGTTGCTCCTATTCCTATCATAGTTGATTGTTCACTAAATATACGAGAATTAATTTTTACATCTCTGCATATACTTTTTAAACCAAATAAATCAAATTTAAATTTACTAGAAACTTTAGAATCAGCTCCTGTTTCAAAATATTTAGCATCTATTATTTGAACAGTATTTTTAGTACTGAATAGTTTAAAGTCATTAATACCTCCTAAAGAAAAAGAACAATTATCTAATACTTCTTGTAAATAATCTAAAATATTTACTCCATCTGGTCCACCATATAAACCTCTATATATTTGAATAAGCTTATTTATTGAAATATAAATATTTCCTATATATCCAATATTAGTAGTTCCTCCAGCTATAAAATCAGGTAAAGATCCAATTTCACTAGTACCTTCACCTGATAAACTTGAAACATTAACTGTTTTATAAACTTCAGGACTAAAACCATTTGTTTCATCATCTGTTATAAAAGTAGCTTTTGAATTTTTTATCAAACAAGATGTTGGATCTATACTTACTGAATCCTCACTAGCTAAACAAGGTGTTTTTTTAGGAATAATAATACACACTGCTGGTTGCTTAGTTTTTTTATCTTTTATAATAAAAAATTCATTTAATATAGCTACAAAAGCATCCATACTTATGTATTCTATAGCTGTACCTTCTGTTTGTCCATCACAAAATTTAACAACTACATCATTATCTAAATCTATATTACCTTGAGATGCTATATAATAATTATTCCAATCTCCTTCTATTGATTTATATGTAGAACCAAGTAATTTTTCTTTTATATCATTATATACTTGATCAGCTTGATTTAATAATGCTTTTCGTTGATCCTCATTTGAACCACTTACAAATAAAGAACCTTGTGTTATTGTTCTACCTTGATTTCCATAATAAAACTTTTGAACAAATTCACTTTCATTAGCATGTCCTATAATATTTAAAAATATTTTTTCAAATAAACTTACTATAGGTTTTGGTTCTTCAGAATCAGTAGTAGTTGTAGATGCTTCTGTTAGTTGAGATCCTAATATAATATTATTATTACTACTTACTTTTAAACCACTAAGAACCTCTCCTCTAGAAATCAAAGTTGTAGAACATTGAAATCCACCATTTGGTAATAATTGCCATGAGAAATTTTGAATGTATCCTAATAAAGCATCATAGTTTCCTAATGAATTATTAATCTC